TTTTGAATACCATGCCTCGATGTTTTCTAAGTCTGATTGTAAGTCAGTTCCGAATACTAAGTTAGAAGCGTAAGTTGCAATAATACGATTTTTTGCAGCTGTTGCAAGACTACCCGTATCGACTGCATTGTCATTATTCATGCCTGGAACGGCCACAATTTTCATGTTAGTTCCTGGATACATCATTTCCCAATTGTTCCATACACCATCAGTTGTGTATTGTGAACCATAGATTCCATAAGTTGATGTAATCTTAGCAGCTAAAATTCTAAATGTATCATATCCACAGAAAGCAACGATAGGTTCATTTGCAATTGCAGCAGCTGGTACTTTTGAATAAACATCATCAAAAATAGTCAACACGTTTGTTGCATTCAAAGTAGATGCTGTTGCTGCTACTGCGGTTCCTGCTGTATCAATTGTTGCTAACCAACCATTCATTTGTTTTAATACAGTTGAGTTAGTGTAAGTAGTTTTACCTTGCCAAATCATTTGCTCAACATTCTTAGCAACCTGTGCTAATTTTCTGTCGATAATGTTTTGTGCAATTGATAAAGAATCATTGTTTGCTCCTGCTGGTAAATACTTTTGTGTGTAATAAGTATTTAAGTCTTTTAAACAGAATTGTTCTGCAAAGTTAATACCTACAGTTGCAATAGATACCTGTGAAAAAGTAGTAGTTCCTGAAGTTGTGAATGAACACGCTTCTGCTTGGAATGGTACTGTACTTTCTAATACAGGGATTTTTTCTGTTGACTTGATACCTGTACGGATGTCAACTCCTTTTCCTAAGGTTACACCACCTAATATTGCTTTGGTGATGAGGTCTGCTCTGTTTTCTTCAACATAAGCAGTCATTGAATCAAATGAAAATGCCATTTTTTTTTTTGTTTTATTGGTTAATAGTTATATACTTTTTTTCTAAATTCTTCTAAACTTGTAGTGTTTGATTTTTTAAAGTTTTCTTTTGAAGTTGACTTTGGCTCAACACTTGGAGCATCTGCAACTTTTTCAATCAATGAAAATAACTTTCTGTTTAAATCTGTTTGTGCTAAGATAGATGCGTTTGCAGCTTCTAATGCTTGATTAGATAAACCTAATGCAGCCTCTAATTTAGATAGTCTGTCGTTTAATTCAGCAAACTTCGCTTCAAATTGTTCATTGTTATCAGATGCCATTTCTTCCATAACAGGTTCTTCCATTACTTCTTCAGGTTCAATGCCTTTTACAAATCCGTTTTCAACGTAAACTTTCATTGGCATTTCATTTACCATGATAACCATTTCAGTTACTTCAACTGGTAAGTCCATAACGCCATCAGGAGTTATTACTTGTAGTTTAGAACCGATTGCGATTTCTTCTGTATCAGTACGAACAATAGAACCGTCTTTTGCTTTGTAGTCAGCAAATTTCAAGTCTTTTACTTCGTCTTGAAAAATATCCTTAAATAATTCTTTCATATCTGAAAAAACTTCTTTGAACGTTTGTTTTTTATTTTCCATTATGTTGTTTTTTTATAAAGTACATTAAATTCATTTAGTTGCAATCTCTGCCACTTTTTTTCTCAAGTTGTGTATTCTATCGGCTAATGATTCGATAACGCTTACAGGCGCATCTTTTAGCTTTCTATGGGCAAAAGCACCCTCAACACTAAATCCTTTAAACACTCCTGTTCTTATAAAGTCATTCCAAACTTCGTTATTGTCTACTTTGAAAGTTCCGAACCATGAACCTTCTGTTAATGTAGGATAGCCTTCAGGTGTTTTTATTCCTCTACTTTTGTCAATGATAAAAGATTCAACCATGTAAACTCCATCAACTTGTCTTTCGCTATCGTGCATCATGTTTACATTATGAGTAAAGCCTTTTTTAAAAAATCTTTGTGCTATTTTTTCAATCTGTTCTTTGTCAAACACTACATAGTACTCTCCGCTATCATCCATACGATAGATGGGCAAATCGGAGATCATGAGTGCGCCGCTTATTAGTCTTCGTTCTTTATCTGCAAAGAATTTAAACTGAGCTTTCATGTTTTGTTCATCCCATTTTGAATAACAAATAGCAGCAGCCTGTTCTTGTTCTTTTCCGTTTCCTATTTCAACAGAAATGCAACGTGAAACAAATTCATCTTTGCTTTCTCCTGCTCTTGGATTAACAACCATTTTTTCTCTATCAATTTGCTCTAATTTTCTTTGCGCCCATTCAATTCCTGCATCTCCACCCCATGCTAACCACATTAAACGACCACATCCATCGCCTAACTCTTTTTGTGAGTTTTGTCTGTGCCTTTCAAATGCAGCCATTCGTGCAATTGTATCTCTACTTATAGCTTCACCATTAGCTAATTGATTTGCTCTAATCTTACCTACAGGAGTTCCACAATCACCCCATCCATTTTCTTCTGCATATCTTAAAGCTATTTTAGCATTCTCACTTGCTTGTTTTGGGTAATCAGTATAACTTTCAAATTGATGTTCTTTAAAAGCATGCCAATTAGTTTCTATTGCAGGTTGGTCTACTAATGCAATATACTCAACTCCAAGTTCATCACTATCATCAATTACTAATTTATAAACTGGTAAATTTTCCATGTTATCCTATTTTTGAATTATTACTTAATTTGTTTACTCTTTCTGTTACTGCTCTACTTTCACTTTCTACTACATACGCTTTCATTGGTGCTGCTTCTCTATTTCCTTGTCCTGCTACTGTGCCATCAGGATTAAGTTGAGTTACTGTGTTTTGTGCTGTTAATCCTTGAGGGGGCTGACCACCACCACCGCCTTGACTAAACGTTCCTAAGTTACCACCACCACTACTTGCTCCTCCACCTCCACCTTCAAATTTTGTTTGTGCTATCTTTGCTATGTTTGTTGCTGCCGTTACTCCTGCTATACCTGCTGCCACATATCTTGCAGGACCAACTAATGTAGGGTCTGCCAATGCAGTCATTACTGATTGTACTCCGTTTATAGTTGCTTGAGCTAATTGTAATCCTTTATTAATTTGAAAACTTCTTCTTGCTTGTTGTTCGGTCTTTTTAGGTAAAGCATCATTTAAAGCTATCAATGCTCCGAGTGCATCTGATGCCATTTTCATTTCAGCCATTAAAGCATTATGCTTTATCTCTTTTAACTTCTTTTGTTTTTCTTCTTCTAACAAAACAAGTTTTTCAGCATCCCCTTGAGCTAATCTAAATTTTTCATTATATTCTTGTTCTAATGCTGCTGTAGCTTGTTGCTCTGCACCTCTTATTAATCCTATTCTTATAGTATTGTTTTCGTTTATTCTTGCTATCTGCGCATCCCTTAACTCTTTATCTTTTAGTTGTAAGTTTTGCTCTATTTCCTGTCTTTTAGCATTAAACTCTATTTCAGCATCAACTCTCGCTTGTGTACCTTCTTTTGATAAATTAATTTGGTTTTGTAGTCTTTCTAATTCAATAGCTGATTCTTGTTCTAATGCTTCCCTTTGTGCTTTTATTCTTTCAATGTTATTGAATATTTGGTCGGCTGCAAATTTATTAGCATTTACATTTAATTGTGCAGTAGCCTGTGATTGTGCTTTTAACATTTCATTGTACTCTTTATTCAGAGCCAAATCATTCATTTGCTGTTCACTTCTCAATCCTGCTATTTTTGCTCTTACTCCATCTACATTTGCCAATGCTTGAGTTAATGCAACTTGATTATCAATTGTTTTATTAAGGTTATAATTTAACTGCGCTGCTCTAACCTGTGCGTTTGCAGCAGCCAACATTGCTTTTTCTTGTTTATCTAATGTTTCTTTTAAATCATTATTAGCCTTTATCCTTTCAACAATAGAATTTCTTTCATCATCTCTTCTTTGTCTTAATAATTCAGCTTCTCTATCGTATTGTTCACTTAATCTCGCTTGTTGAGCTGCTGCTAACTTTGCTTGATTTTGTGCTTCAACTAATGCTTTATTTTGGTCATAAACACCTTTAACATATTCAGTAACAGCATCTGTTGCTTTGTTAATAACCTCAACTGTTTTATCTACAGTATTATTAACTCCTGTAATTATATCAATAGATTCTTTTCCTGCTTTTTTAACTGATTCCCATGCACCTGAAAAGTCACCACTAAATAATTTACTTAATGCTTCACCTAAATATCCAAATGTATCAAGTAAAGAATTAAAACGTTCAATAAGATTATCAACTATTGCTTGACCTAATGCCTTTATACTTTCTAATGGATTCTCAAATATTTGCTTAAAAAAATCTACTACCTTTCCAGCATTATCAAAAACAAAATTAAAGAAATCACGAATAATGGTGCTAATAGTACCCATCACCGCATTAAATACATCCATTACCTTTTGATTACTCATAAAGGCATCTTTAATTAGATTGATTGCTCCTGCTATTAATCCAATAATGCCCAAAGATTTAGCCATGTTAGTAGCCATCTCTTTGAATGAACCTGATGCCTTCTTTGCGCTATCATCGGCTTTCTTGCCAATTTCATCAACTTTCTTTTCTACTTGCTTAACTCCTTTGACTGCTCCACTTGCATCTACTTCAACTTGTAAAACTACTTTCTTTGCCATTTCATTTTCTTTTTAACTTTTTTTTGAAAGGAATCATTTTTATAAAGTGATGCGATTGAATAGGCTGCTTTAAATCCTACCTTTAAATCTTCACTAATTTTTTTTATTGTCTCTAACATATAAGTACCAATTATGAATAAACTCGTATTTCTATACTTGAATTTGTCAATTTACCATCTGTTGCTGTTCCGCTTGAGTTATAAGTATAAACAGCTATTGTGTTTGAATTTTTTCTTCCCGCCATTGCCTCTCCATTATCTGTAATAGTTAAAAAAGCAACTGTTTTATTTTCGGTAAACTCCCCTGTTACTGTTCCTAAGTATTCTCCTGTTGTATCTCTAGTCCATACTATCCCCGAGCTTAATGTATTTTCTAAAACGTATGCAGTTGGATCATTTGTGCCTGTTTGATTTAATAAAGCAACATACTTTTTATAATTAACACTGTTTAATGTTTTAATTCCATTGTTATAAGTTACATTGGATTCTGTTACTGTTATTCCTGAACTATTTGTTACACTTACATTTGAAACACCGCCTAAAACATTAACTCCGCTCGAACTTGTTATTGTTACATTCTTTGAACCTATACCAATAAAGTTATTATTGCCAGTTACTATTATTCCATCTCCACTTTGAATTACGTTATTTCGACCACTAACAATTGCGCCTTCAGGATAAAAGTTATTATTGTATCCGCCTGTTATTCTACCAGTTGGTGCTATAATATTTCCATTGTCTTCTATACCGCCTTTATTATCAAATCCATTATCATCAATGTAAGTAGGTAAAGTTTTTAATTTAATAAACTCACATTTTGTAGGTTGGTTATTTATTCTATCATAATCAATTATTTTGTTAAGTCTCCAATACTCATTTTCAAAAAAGAATGTATCTCTAAAATCTAAACTTTGAATGTCAAATTCATTAATTAAAAAATAACCTGTAAATAGTTTACTATCCTTATCTGCTATTTGTTCAATATAATCTTTCCAATATTTATTGTAAAGGTTATTTGATGTATAACGTGAAGGTGTATAATAAACTTGTCTAGGTATTCCAAAGTTTAAATCTAATGTTGGTTCTTGAACATCATCTAAATGTCCTGCGTATGGATAATCGTTTCTAACAGTTGTACCACTTGTTGCAATATGAGACCAAGGATAACTTGTTTGTTTTAAACCACCATAATATAATATTCTCATATTAGATCCTGTAGGTTTTATTTGACCGTTATTGTCAACTGTATAAATTTTAGATAATACTCTATCATGTCCAATTGTATCTACTAATGGAGTAGGACTAAAAATTAATTCTGTTTTAACCTCACCTTTTAAAAAGTCATTTTGAATATCATAACGTTTTTCTCCATAAATTTCACCGTATTTTGACTTGTACTGATTATTAAAGAAATCAGTATCTTCTTTGTAAGTAAATAGGTAAGTTTTATTGTTTAACTCACCCATCGGGATAATCTTTGTTTCTTTTGAGTAATCTAATTTTTCCGACCAGTCACGTGTAACTCCACTTGAATAAAATGTCGGTCTTGGTTCAATATAAAGTTTATTAGGATTAAATTTATCAACCTCAACAAATAGATTAAACATTTTAACTATCGAGTTGAAAAAATCACTTTGCTTTACATTGTCAGGTAAATTATAATTCAAATCAACTTCATCATATTCTTGAATGTTATTATCAGCAGGAAAGCCTGTAAAATAACTATTTAGATTAATATTTACATCAACATAAGAAGTGGCGCTTGTTAATTGTCTTGAAAAAGGAGAAACTGTATAATAAGCTCCATGTCCAGTTGGTGGAGCTGGTAAATTAGACCTATCAAATTTAATTTCAATAATATCATTTTCATCAACAAAAGATGTTATTTCTAAACTGCCATAAACTTCAGGACCAGTAGTACCACTTGAAATAGTTACATCACTTATATTATAACTTGCTATTGCAGGAATATTAAAGGCATTCTCAACTTGTGAACTAGCATAATTTATTGCTAAATAAACTGGTACATTAGCAATAGATTGATATCCACTACCTTGGTTTAGTGGATTTTTTACTATTTTAATCATTCCCAAAGAACTTGAATTAACTCCAGCCGTTGCTGTACTTGGGTAATGACTTGCACTGCAATAAAGTTGAGTTTTAAATGTATAAACTCCAGACCTTGGTACAATAAAAGTATTTAGATTAGTTCCGCCATTTATATCGTAAAAATGATTGCCATCATCAAAATTAAGACCTGTTGAATCATTTTGAAAGTTAACTATTATGTTTGCATTTTGTGAACCATCAGGTAGTGAATTTGCAAAAACTTTATTTATACTTAAAGTTTGAACTGATGTTTTTTCAGCTCTAAAACTTCTATCTCTAACTTGTGTTGTATTTAATTTTAAATCACTTTTGCCATTGTAAGGCATGATTAATCTTTTAAATAAATCACTATTGAAGAAATTTGATTGGTATGTAAATCCAGCTTCACTAAACATTTTATCAATAATTGTCTTAATGTAAATAGCAGGATACATGTGTTGTACTCTAAATTCACTATTAATTGAATTACCGTAATCTAACATCGGATATACGAATCCATTGCCTACTGGTCGATACCAACTTAAATACTGCTCATTTAATGTATAAGGATGGTTAAATTCAGTTAAATCAATATTTCTTAAATACTTATTAGTAAAAAATTGATATACATTCTGCAACTCACCAAAGAAAGCTACCTCATATTCTATCTCATATTTATCAGTAACATTAACATTTAACAATTGACAAATGCCTTTGAATTGTGTTGCCTCATTATAAGTTATTTCTGCTATTGCTTTTAAGTTCGGGTTAAAATTTGGAGTAAAGTTAGTAGTGCCTGTACTATTAATGACTGCATTAACATTCCATATATTCGAAAACAATTCATTATTAAAAGTAGAGCCTGGTAATATAACAGTCTTGCTCCATGTAGTGCTGCGCTTTTCAGGTTCTCTAATATCAGCAATATTAAAGTTAAGAGGTATTGAAACATCTTCTTTTAAATCTATCTGCTCGTTGTTAATGTAAATTTTAGTTAAAATCATCTTCTTTGTCTTTTTCTGTTTTGTGAGTAAGTAAATGAAACCACTAAATTAAATAGCTGCTGACTAGCTTCGTATTTTGTTTGATAACTGCTATCTGTTATGTTGACTGATACTAAATTACTGCCATCGTAAATATAAACATCAGGACTTGTTACTAATTGTTCTAACCAAATGCTTTCAGCTTCTGTAATCCAATCACTATTGATTGTAATTGTATCGTCTAATATTGTTTCATATTGGCTTAATCCTCTACTTGTAGTTGAGTAGCTATAATTAGTGCCACTCCATTGATTAGGATTGCTTTTGTAAGTGTTTCTTTTAATGTTGGTGTTTTTAGTCATTGCACCTGTAAAAGTGTAATAATCGTACTTACCATAGTTATTCATAAACTTAAAACGGATAGGTGTGTACTTTGAGCAAATATCTTCACCAGGATATATACGGATTGTTTCACTTACTATCGTTCCTGTGCTGTTTTTAATTCTTAAATCATAGTATTCCCAATTAACAACGAAGATAGGTGTTGAACCACTTGACAAGTCTGCATTAACTAATGTAGTTAACCAGTCATAATCTACTCTTACATTGATTGAACGGTCTTGCCTATTGGTTATTGATGTAAAAGGATTAGCAACTGTAACTGTATTAAATATTGTACCTTCATCATAAAAACTTATAATCTCTAAAAACTTTGCCTCATTTGCAGCATCAGTCATAAAACCTAAAATAAGTTTTTCACCTGTTCTTGATTCAAAAGTTGGTCTGTCAGTAAGAAATTGACTTGAACTATTTTCAAGTACATAGGTGTTAGTTTGGAAATCTAAAAAGTCTAACGGACTGAACACCCCATTAAAACAATAACCTGAACTTGTTGTTAAGTTAGGATAGTTCGTAATTCCACTACTTGGACCATATTGCTCACCAAATTGAACTATATAAGATGCTATTGAGTTTACACATTGTTTAAATGTAGTTGTATTGTCATCTGCATCTCTAGTTAAAAAGTTTTGAATGATACCTGCCACATCAAATGTTCCATAGTTGTTACTTGGATTTCTGCCTACTTCCAATCTAGTATAATCACTTGATCCATTTACATAAATATCTGCTATGTAACGAAAATTAGATTGAGCAACGTTTGTTGAACTCAAAGTAAAAACCATTTGATTGTAAACTGGTGCGTAGCTGTTAGGTGTATTGTATATTGTTATTGCCATTTGTCTTCAAATCCTTTTGTTAATTGTTCCTGTAAATAAGGTATTTCATCAGTCATAAATCTTTTACCTTTATATCCAAATCTTTTAATAGTTCCTTTTTTAAGAATGTTTGTTGCTATTGCATAAGATAGTGAGCGTTCCTTTTCTTTACTTCCCGCCAATGTTTGTAATTCAGGTTTATAACCTATCCACTCTAATATCTTTGGTTGCAGTTTTTTTCTATTCTCTTTTGTATATCCTTGTGGTTTTGTACCTTCCTCAACACTTTCAAAATAATCTTCTGCTTCTATTTTTACATTTGTAACTCCATCAACTGTTTTTCCAATTGGTAATGCCTTAATAGATTGAAATAAATTACCACTCGCATCTAATTTATACTTAATTAAATTATCTCTTGATTTCTTTAAAAAGTCATTTATGGCTTCGGTAATTAAATCAGTATCACCTCCAATGTTTTCAGCCATTGAAAGAAAGTCATCTAACTCCTTACTGTTCTTTATTGCCATTTTACTTTGTCTTTTAAATAACTTAAATAGTTTAAGAAACTAACTACATTCATGTTTAAATAGTAATCCCACTTTGTCCTATCGTTTTGACTAATCGCATCAAGTGTTAAATACCAACTCCAGTATTCTGCATGCTTTTGTTGCTCAGTTCGCTCTCCATTATCTTCATCACTTCTTGTGACTGCTTTTCCAAATAGTCCTCTATATCTGTTTGTAAACTGGCGATAACCGAGCAAAAAAAAACTGCAATCGGGTAAACAATTCCAACACTCATTTTTTTTATTAATGCTACCTTTTCTTTGTAGTTCAATTCAATTTCTCTTTTTTTAAACCACTTGTATTCAAAAGGCTTAATAAATATAGACGTTATTTCGGGAAGATTATTAATAATTGTATCTTCATTTTCAGTTAGTTTGCTTAAACTTATAAAATCAGCTGCGCTTAAATTTGTAATATCATAATTAACTACCCATCTGTATTTATCATGTTTAAATGTTTGTAGCTCCTTTGGAAACTCCATTTTAAATATGAATTGTATTTCATCTATTAGCTTATTAATTGAATCAATATTTATTTTCATTAACTCATTTACTGATAAGCATGAAAGGATTGAAATTACTCTAATCTTTTTTTCTGTATCTTCTAAATCCTCATCTCTAACAATATCATAGATTAAAGGAAATTTCTCTATTGAGATATCATGCCAGCTATTTGGTAATTCAATTGTCATCATTTTAAAAAGTACCTTTTAATTATATTATTGTGTATCTGCCTGTTTTGTATTTAGAGTAAGCGTGGAAACTTAAACATGATGCCATAACTCCGTCATCGTGAAAACCACTTGTTGCTGAATATTTAATTACTCTACTTTTTGGATTATATTCGTAAGTAAACATTTCAAGTTCTTTGTCTAGCCAGTCAACATTTAAGAATTTAACTTCTTTGTTTTGATTTGCCACTATTAAACTTTCAACTATTTCTTTTTTACTTTGATTAGTAGTTACAAATGGTTCAATAGTGCAATAACTTGAACATTCCTTTTGTAGCATTTCAAAAATAACATCTCCAATAGAGTTAACCTCAACCAATGCTGTTTGGACATTATTGGTCCTTAATCCATTTGCAATATTCTTTACTATTGTGGACCAGTCGCTATGTCTCCAACGTTGAATATAGAACTGTTCGCCTTTCTCATTGAATATAGAAAGTACCGAGTAATCATCTGCCCTTCCTAAGTCAATCCCTGCAAATGCTTTTCCATAAGATTTGTTATCTGTTAATTGTCGGTTATTGAATAGCATTGCAGAACCATCAATGAACTCAGCTAAGTATTCCTGCCTGAATATCATTTCAGGTAAGGTTAACTTTGCATCGTCTATCTCAGATGGGTTAATCATTGGGTTATCGTACGAAGTCATTGTGAATGACTTGTACTGCTCATTAGTGCCATCCAATTGATGCATCTTATAAAAGTGGTTTTTGCCTTTTGGAGTTGAAATTAAAAGCACCTTTTTACCTTTTACGAGTACAGTTGCTCTTAATACTTCAGTCCATGCCTTTTCATCCATGAAGGCAAACTCATCACATACTAAATAATCGAATGTGAAGCCACGAATATTATCGTATCTTTCAGCACTAAAGAATTGAATGGTTGAGCCTGTGATGTATTCGATTATTAACTCTGACTGGTTAACCTTTCGGTATATCTCCATTCGTTTTGCAAATGCCTTAAACGTTTCTTCAAATACTTTTTTTGATTGTTTGTAAACAGGACTTACCCATGCTATTTTACAGCCTTTATTATTTAAAGCCCAAAATAACATTTGATTCAATGCCAATAAAGTTTTACCGAACTGCCTTCCTATATTAATAACATAGTATTTTTCAGTTCCGTTATTTATTGCATTATGAATTTTCCTCTGATTCTGATGTGGGTTGTATAGTATTGCTTTCGCCAAAGTCAGCTTTAAATTTCATATTTCCTGTTATCTTCACATCCTGCTGCTCTATGTAGCCTCTTTTCTTTGCTTTACATTTTAAATAGAACATTGTTGATAGTGGATTTCCTTTTTTTATTTGCTGGTGCAAAGCTGATTCCGCAAAGTCCAAAGCTACATTGTCAATCTCTTTTACAGATTTCTTATAGTTTTTGTCTTTCTTTAACCAATCATAATGAGTATCACGATTTATACCAACTTCCTTACAAGCTGTAGAAACAACGTTTAAATGCTTTTCTAAGGCTATAAGCATCTGTTTTTTTAATATGTCGGAATTTGATGCCATTTTCTTTATTTTTTACTTATAAAGTACCAATAAATCTATCTAAATACCATTTAGCTTTTTCGAGGTCTTCTTTTAACTTTGTTTTATCTTTTTTCCCTGCTCTGCTAATATACTTTACTACATTGCCTAAATGAAAGTTTAAATCCCATGCTTCAATTACTTTTATAGCTTCGTAGGTGTTTTCTTTACCTCCGTAGTGTTCAGGGTTGTTTACTTGTTCCATCTTTGATTGTTGCTAGTAAAAATTCAAGTAATTGTCTTCTACATTCTGAGCATCCTAAATTAAAAGGTTTGTTTCCTGACTTAATTGCTATTTCGTTTAATTCAGTCCAGTTAAATGTAGGCGAATAGTTTTTACCCATTGACTCCCAATTTAACAAAGATTGTTTTATTTCTTCGGTCATAGATACCTATCATTAATTCGTTCAAAGAGAGAAGCTATTAATGCAAAGGTAAAAGGAATAGTCAATAAATCAAAATAGTTAGTAAAGTTAATTATTTGATAAATTAAGAAACTCCAATAAGTTAAGCAAAGCGGACAAGTAAAAGGTTTACGATGTAACCATAAAGGTTTAGGAATGAACTTTGCTATTATGTATGTAGTTGCTAGTAGTTGTAACATTAGTATCCTTGACTTAATAAACAAACTGATTCTGCATGAGGTAAATGACCAGGATTCCCAAAATAAGCGAAGAAAGTCGAATGAGGATGCAAAGGTTTTATTTTTTCTTTTGCTAATAAAATACTCATTACTGATTGATCATGTCTGTGTCCTTTTACTCTATTGTCTTGACTTACTTGGTTAGCTTCATTTGTCCAGTCTCCTTCATAACATCCTTTTATTTTAGTTGCATTAAAATATTCTTTGAATAGTTTGTTTGCTTTTTCGTTTTTAAAATTAAATCCCATTAAACATGCCATTATCATAGCATGCTTAAAAGATTCTTCTCTACTTATTGAATAGTTATTTAAACATTCGTCTGAGGTATAGTCTCCTATTGTATAACCTAAATTGTCAAAGAATATAAAACCGTTAATATTTATGTATTCAATAAATTTATCAATTGACTTAATGCAATAAATAGGACTATCCATCCATATTACAATTTCAAATCCTTTTTTCTTAATTTCATTTATTGCATAAGGTTTGAATGCGTATGGTATCTCGGAATGTTCAGGTGAGTTAATTTGTTCAAAGTTTCTAAACTGAAAATAGTTTTCCATTGGAAAGTTTATAGCCTGTAAAGATTCAGCTTGTCTTTTACCTGCTAACTTATATTTTTCTTTGTCATCAAAAAAAGTAACAATAGCTACCTTAGTATAGTTTGTCATAGTCTTGGTATCTGTAATGGTAAACTGGTTCTTTTATTTCTACTTCTGTTTTAATTAAACCTAATCTTTTAAGTTCCATGCAATAAGCATAATCTTCAAAATTACTTTTATCTTCAAACTTTATTAGTCTTGCAATATCTCTTTTTGTTGGAGTGATGTGATTTGTAGGTCTTAAATAAATTTCATAACCTTTTGACCAGTCAGCAGTGTATTCTAAATTCTTACTAATATACCATTCTTTTTTATCTCTTCCATTAGTTGTCATTATTCCATTAATGGCTAGTGCATCAGGTTTTTGTTCTAAGGCTGTAATTATATTATAAATAGCATTAGGCATTATCATATCATCATCATCAATAAACCAAACATATTCTCCTTGCGCTGCATTTAGTAAATCGTTTCTTTTTTGTCCTGTTGTTTTAGTTCCTTTTGGTGCATCATCTGAAATAACCTCAACTAAGCCAAAAGAATTTGATAACTCTAACTGCTTATTTATTTCAGAATGTAACTCTAAAAATAAGTTAGTACGTTGAGGTACAGTAGGAATAAGGATTGATAAAATCATTTTATAAAATATGCTATTTCGTTAAATTTCTTTATTTTTCTTCCATCAATAAACTTTTTTACTGCTTTTTGACATCCTGTTAAATTCCAATCATCTATTATTATAATTCCACCAATAACTACTTTTTCAAATAAATGTTCTAAACAAACATAAGTAGATGAATATAAATCACCATCTAATCTTAACATTGCAATTTCTTTTATTTCTTTTGATGTTGGTTCAATTGTATTTTCAAACCATCCTTTTATCAATTTTAAATTATTAGTTGGTAAATTCCATAATTGAAAGTTTTTTAATACATCTTCTTGTGAATATGATGCAATACTTGTTGTTTCTAATACTCCAATTTTATTTATATCAATTTCACCTATTCCTGGTTGTTCTGTATCATTTATTCCTGCAAATGGTATTCCTTCAAAACTATCAAACCCCCAAATAATTCTTGATATTTGTTTATCTAACATTGCCTGTTGCATTGCACCTATTTGACTACCAGCAGCAACTCCACATTCAATAAAATCTCCTTTAATATCTTTTTCTAAAATATCAATTGACATTTTATAGGTAAATATTAAAACCTCTTCAGAACTATAAACAGGATGAACTCTCATGATATTACTGCTATTATGTTTTCGTTATTTATTAAAATTGGTTGAAAATAGAATGATTCTAAATATTCCATATAAATTTGAGTATCTATGTTATTATGTTCAACACAAACCATTTGAACATTAAATTCATCTAAGTTTATTTGTTTAAGTATTGACAAGTCAAATCCTTCAGCATCTATACTAATAAAGTCATATTTCTTGGATTTATTAAAATCTTTCCAATTATAAGTTTGAACTGTTAAATCAAAATAATCAGTTGTGCCTTCCCATTTTTGTTTATCCTTAATTGATAAAGTAGAAAGCAAGCCACTATCACCTTTGCCTAAATGTTCACCACTAACATAAAATGAAGTTATGCCAGTAAAATCACTTATAGCGCAATTATGTAATTTAACTTTGTTATTTTCTTTATAAAGTTCTTGTAATTGTTTAAATGGAATAGGAGCAGGTTCAACTAAATCTGCACTCCAACCTAATTCAATTAACTTTCTGCTGTTTGATAAAGTTACACCATCATTTGCTCCAATATCTAATAAATGACCTTTAAAATCTTTAAAGTATTCTAATATAATTTGTTCTTCGTTATTTTGACTATACATTATTGTATTTAGGTTTATTTATAATTAAATGTTTAGGTAAAAAATAATCTTCTGACTTTCTATATTTAAACAAATTATAATCTGTGTTCCACATTTCTTGACTTTCTGTTTTTCTGTATTGTTCATCGTAATCTGCTAGTCCCCATGCAGGATGCATATGTCTAAATAAAACTTTGCTATCACCCATGTACTCATATTTGCCTAAAAGGTGAGCAACTTCTGTAGCTTCAGCATCACACCACAATGACTTGTAATCGGGATGGTAAATATAACCAAAACGATTATAGTAGTCGAAGCCCATTATTGACATAGTCATAATGTTTGCGTGTTGATTGCCATCTGTATAATGAAGAACCTGGTCGAAGTTTCCTTTAAAGTCTTGCCTAATTATATTGTCAAATCCTTTAATTTCAAATACCATGTCATCTGAAGTATTGATTAAAATGTCCCAACCCTCAAAAATATCCATGTCTCGATTAATGGCATCTATTTTATTTTTGGAAGTGCCTCTACTTATAAATACATTGTCATCAGGATAACTAAAACCAAACATACTTTCGTCATCTTCATCAATACTAACTAAAATAGTATAATTCATTGAATTACAAAGCATTATGATATTATCAATTGCTTTTTTTGCTTTTTGTGGTCTGCTGCGAGTTGCTAGTTTAAAAAGTATGTGTTCGTTCACTCTTCAAAGTTATAAAAAATAGTTTCGCTTTGCAATTCCTTTATAAATACTTTTCGATTTTCTTCTATTAACTTTCCTTTTTTATATTCAGGAATACTTGATTTGTGTTCAATAATATAATCTAAGGCGCAAATGTATTTATCAGTTTCTTCAAGTTGTTGGTAAGGTGCATCGGTTAATCCTGCTTTATAAATTCTGTTTGAGTAACCTGCATGTTCAAATCCATACTGCCCATACTCAGAATTAAAATAACCTACTTTATTTAATACTTCTTTTGTTAAGTATATAAATACACCACCACAATCTCGATATATCTCTAAATCGTTTATTTTAGCTTTTAAATTATGACTAGGTTTTAAGTATAGTAAGTGATTATATCCTGAGTTAATAAAATATTCAGCCCAATTATTTTCAAATGGATAGCAGTCATCGTCAAATAAGAAAATAAAGTCGCAGTCTCTTAAAGTATATAAGTTTTGATTTTTTGAGTATGCAACACCTTTGTAGTGTACATCTTCGTGAATGTGCAGATGGTAATTAGAAGGTTTAAACTTTTCAAAGTATTCTAGCCATCTATTTACGTATTCTTTACGATTTGGAGTTGTAGTTACGCCAATACCGATTGTAAAATCTGTTTTCTTATTTGAGTCCATTTGTTTATGTTATAATGTTTTTCAATATATTTTTGTAAACTTTCTGCATATTCTTTTCTCATTGATTCATCTTTGCTTAGGTTTCTTATTGCCTTGTACCAGCCATTGATGTCACTATTATTTAAAAATATTGCAGTTTCTTTTGGAAATATGTTATATGGTAGTACATCACTAACAATTACAGGGTTGCCATGCATCCCAGCTTCAAGTAACTTTATTTCGCTTTTGCATTCGGTAAATGAGTTAGATTGCAATGGGATTAAGCTAACATCAGTTTCATTATAAGCCTTTCCGTAATCATGAACAGGTAAACTATATACTCTTTGGTATTTGTCGGTTAAAGTTCCACCACTCATTACCTTTTCATAATAGTTATAATCTGCATTGTCATTATATCCACCTAAAACAAATTGAGCGTTTATATCATGCCTTAATACCTTTCTAATTGGCATTTCTAAAATTGAAATATCTTCTTTGTGAAAAATTCCGGCAATGTAGCCAAATCTTATTTTATCACTTTTAGTTTTGTTTGGTTTCCATTGCTCATCTTCGTGATCTAAACAGTTAGGAATTACCTCAACATTCTTATTGTACTTTTTAATCTTTGATGCTAAATGTTTAGTTGTGGTTATTACTAAATCTACATTTTTAAGTATTTCAACTGTTTGAGCTGGGATGTTGTGAATTTCATAAAGCCTACTTAAATAATGGCTTTTAGGCAATGTCCAAATATCGTCAATGTCAAATATCACTTTAATTCCAAGTGAATGATATTTTTTAATTATTTCAAGTGATTTTCCGTTTGTATCTATTTCTCTTTGATAAACAACTGCTGAATACTGTTTAAGCTGTTCATCAGTCGCTGCATCTAAGTCTGGAAATACATCACATTGAAAGTCTATCATGTCAGAGACTTTTGAGAATGGAACTATTAAGCGGTGAAAGGATAACCCATTAAGGTTATTCATATTCGCCTTTATCAGAATTTTTTTCATTGTGCTGTCGTTTGAGTTTGTCTTTGATTAATTTAATATCGTTTGCTACTGTTCTGTAAGGTATCTTTGTTTTATTGCTTAATTTCTTTGCATCGCCATGTAAAATATACAATCTTAGTAAATTGACTTCGTAAAATTCTGTTTCATTTTGTGGTGAACTCTCGAGAAAGTTAATCAATACTGAATAATCAATATTTTCTTTTTCTTCTATAATCTCGTTTAAATTGTCTACAAACTTAACATGGTCTACAAAATACTTTTTTCTAAATTTATTTGAATGCCAGGTTCTCCAAACTACTGCTGAAAAAAAGTGTTTAAGGTTTCTAATTTCGGTTAAGTCAAATTTCTTTTCAATAATAATTAAAACAGCTTCAAAATGAAGGTCGTCTTGTAGTTCGTGATTGTGGCATACATTCCGAGTAATTTGTTTGTAGATTTTGTTATTTACTAGCTCACTAATCACTTAGACAAAATTAAACAAACTAATAAGAAAACAGCAATTAAAATAAATTGAATATCAGTTTTTTTTATTTTCATTTGCTAATGCCTTTAAATATTTCATGTATTGATTCCAGTCGAAAGTTCCTCTAATTGAGTTTACATCTAATTTTTTTACCCACCATTCTATTTTAGAAATTAGTGATAGATTTGTTTGATTGTTTGTTTTCATGTTTATTTGTTTTTATTTATTAATCAGTACAATAACCAGCTTGGCATCCACTACCTGTTCCAAATATAAAATCACTTTGAATTCCTATTGATTTTATTTGTTCATAGGTAATTTCTTTTTTAAATGTTCTTTTTATTTTATTTTCTTGATTAGCAAACCATTGCATTTTTTCAGGTTCATCATTCCAATTTTTTCTTAATTGTTGGACTGGTTTCCAAAAACAGCCTACACAATTTGAATCTTCAGGAAACAATAAATTAGTATTTTTAGCCCATTGATTTACATGGTAATGATTTATTTTATTTTCAATTAAAGGAAAGTAACCTTCTCTCCATTCAATTTCTTCCCATTTATTTTTTATTCCTCTTTTACCTACTATTCCTTTAAATTTAGTTGTTAATCTTTCAGCTCTTTCTTTTTCATCATATCTAAAACCTATTCCCATTTTAACTTTTTCACATATATTTTTAAACCACCAGTCAAATATTGGGCGCATTTTCATTTCAGTTGTGCAAAATCTCCATTGTTGATTAGGTAACCTTTTACCATTCACTTTTTCAAATGTTTGCCCACTTACCCAAATTATATCTTTTCCAATTAATTGTTCGAGGTCTCTCATAACATAAAGAGTTTTATCACTTTCTGCTGTTGCTATAAATTCCATTCCTATTTTATCAGAAACATATTTAATTAAACTTTTATCTTTTGGTTTACAATTAACATCTTCTATTCTAACAAGTGAAAATATATTATAATCAGCTGGATAATGGAATGCCATGTAACTTGAAGTTTTGCCACCACTTAATGAATTTATTATTTTCATATTCTTTTTAAATTATCAAATGTTTTACCTTGTTGCTTTAGTTTTAAAGTTAAAAAGATTAAAGCCTGTGTTTTAAGGTAATTATCAAATGTTTTATTTTGATTATCTATTACTGAAGTAATTATTTTTTGATAACCTTTTGAATCAGCATCTTTTAATCCTGACTTTTTAATATAATTATTGTATTTGATTTTAGCTTTTTTCTTAATTATTTCTTTGCTTTCTTCGGTAAATGATATTTGATAATTAGCATATAGGAACTCATAAATAGAAGGTAAGTGCATTACATTGTCTTCATGGTTTAAAATTGTATGGAATCGCTCCGAGTTTTTTTCTTCACATACTTTAAAAAAGTAATTAGCTATCTGTAAATTTTGCTCAAAAAACTTAGTGATTGGCTTTTCAGTTGTAGGTGTTTGGTATTTAAACCATTCTTTAATAGCTTGTTCTCTTTTTGAATAGCTCATGTAACTTTTAATAAACTTAGTGAATGTTACAGTACCAAACCCTACAAATTCACCAAATTCACCACTTATTCCCATTTTAAACGCTTTTTTTAGCTCGGATAGTGTTGCACCCTTATAATTTTCTAAAACGTACTCATAAACAAAACCAGCTACGTTTTTAATAGTTTGATTATCTAAGTTGTATTTTTTGTTTTCACCGCTTAATTCAATTGTCTTAATTACGATTGCATAAAGTTGAGTTAATACTTCCTGTTTGTCTTTATGAATTATTTTAACTTCATTTTTTACTTCAATGAATGTTTTTAAATAATCATTTAGTTTCTGCATGGCTTCAACTTCTAAAGCTGAAAATCCATTTGTTGTTGTTATTTGATTCATAGTTGGTTTGTATAATCGTCCCAGTTAATGTTTTCAATTGCTTTCATTGCTGTTGCTATTCTTACTTCGCTTGTATTATTGTCTTTAATAAAATCAACCTTTGCTTTTCTAAAAGCATCTTTAACCCACTTGCAAATAGCATGATAATCTGATTTGTATCTAACACCACTACTCATTTTATAATTATTTAAACAATCAATCATCCAATCAACCTCATGCTGAGCATATTCAGATAATAATTTATTATATTCAATATCTGAAAGAGTAATTGAATCTAAATATTTATTTTTAAGAGCAGGTAAATTCTTATTATTTTTATTATCATTATTATTATCATTATCATTATTATTTTTATTCTTATTATCATTATCGGGTTTTTTGGGTTTGTTTGGGTTATTTTTTTTAGGTCTACCTCCTAACATACCATTATTTTTATTCCTATCACATACTTTATTATATGCCTGTAAGTCTCTTTCAAATTGACTTTTAAATGGATAAAAAGCCAAATTAACCAATTGGGTTATTTGGGTTTCAATGGGTTTGTTTGGGTTATAATAATTATAAATAAGTTTAAATAATTGACCAGCTTGTTCATCAGTTAATTCATTTAAAATACCTAAACTATCAATATGTAATATAAATGATTTTCTCACAATTTTATAAATTAAAAAACCCCTAAATGTTCAGTTGGTTTACGAAACCATGCAGCAATCACTCTGCACCTGAACACTTAGAGGCTAAATGTTTTAATGTGATTGTATTTCTTGAAATCGGTCGTTACTCCGATAGTGCAAATATACTAAATTAATTTTAATTGTGCAACATGATTGTTAATTCTTTTTATTGCCTTATTAAAGTATTCTTTATCTAATTCACAGGCGGTTAAATCAAAACCATAATCGTGACAAGCTATTGCTATTGAGCCTGAGCCTAGATGGGTGTCAAGTATCTTGTCGCCTTCTTTCGCGTATTTGTCAAGAATCCATTTGTAAAGTGCTACGGGTTTTTGAGTGGGGTGTATTCTCGTTTCTTTGTTTTTCATATCATGTTGTATCATTCCGTGCCACGCTATATCAATAAAGTCTAATTTATTTAACCAACTAACCCAAGCCAATTCTCCAGTACTATAAGTGGGCATTGTTACATTCTTATGCCAATAAATCATTCCACCAACTAACCCAAAATAATTTGCACCCCAAACAATCTGCTTTTTACTAATTCTCATCAACTCATCAAAATACTCATCTGTTGGGATATTTGCATCCCATAATTGAGAGCCATACTTTTTTGATTTAGTTGCTGATTTTTTACTTTGCACTTTGTTTTGTGAGTTTTTCACATCGGCATCAATCCCATAAGGCGGGTCAACTATTGCCAAATCAAAATAGTTATCAGGATATCGAGCCATTAAAACCATGTTATCTTCATTAGTAATTTCTATTTTATCAGTTAATTTCATGATTTCAAACCTTTGTAAAATTCTTCACGCATATTTGAGTTCATAGTATGATAAATATCGCCTATTTTATCTAAGTACTCAACGTCTGTTATGTTTCTTTTTTCAAGTTCTTCAACTATTTTAAAGCCTTGTTTTTGCCATAGATTAAAATCAGCTTTCATCTTATGTTTAAATTTACCAGTTAATTGTGTTGATTGCTCAACTGTTGATTTAAATAAACCAATTAGAAGATGTGATTCAAATTCTACTTTTGCCTGTTCAGTTGTTAGTGCTTTTTCCATAATTATAATTTTTCTATTTTGTAACCTTTAAAATCTTCAATCTCGTTTTCAGGATCAAGTTTAAACCCATCCTGAACAAAGATTTTTTTAATAATTTTTATTTCTTCTATTTTACCATAACACCATGTGCCACCTTCGGATTCCATGTTATCTTCTAACCATATTCTTATTTTGTCTCCATCTTTATAATTTTCCATGTTCTTTGATTTTTAATTTGTAAATTTTAATTAGTTCTTTTATTTCATCTAATGTTAATTTAAGCGCATCCCCTCTTTTATTCATTAGTCTATTGTAAGCATCTTGACCTATTCTTAAAGGTAATCTTAACCCGTATTCAATTTGATTGCCATGCTGATGTTGATTGCAGTAAACACATTGCCCATGTACGTTATCTTCATT